GCGCACGAGGCAAAAATGAAAATGGCCTTGCTGGCCGAAAAAGCCGGGGAGGAATAGCCATGCCAAAAGGCTATTGGAGAATAAGTCATGACCGACCGCATGACCGCCGCTGAATATCAGGCTCTTACAAAAACCAAGCCTAAGAAACGGTCAAAATACGGCAACGTACGCACAGAGTACGGGGGCAGGACATACCACAGCAAGGCAGAGGCGGCCACAGCGGCGTTGCTAGACGGCCTACAGCGTGTTGGCAAAATTCGTAGCTGGCTACCACAACAACCCAGCTTCCCCATGCCCGGCGGCGGAAAATACACAGCGGACTTTCTGATTTTTGTTACGGATGACCATTATCACGTTCACGATACCAAAGGTTATGACACGGCGGAAAGCAAACTAAAGCGCAACTACGTCAAGGAAAAGTACGGTGTTTTTATTACCACAACAGACAGTGACCTGATTGAAGTGGTGGAACATTTGTACCTTTTAACTTGATTTTAATCACCGCTTGGTATAGCGTTTTATAGGGGGCTCGGCTTTGCAAGGCCGCATACCCAATCTTTCCTTCGTCGGACGGGTTAGCCCCTTACCTTTTAACAGACGAGGGAGAGACGAAGGTTAAAATGATTGCTTACCCTAAGGATCAATCCTTAAAAGAGTGCGTTGGCTATGTTCTTCAGAAAATGGACAGGCGCGACGAAGATTTTGGAAAGCTTACTTTTGTTTATTGGAGGCTTTATTGCGATTCTAATCTATTTCGTGAAGATGAGATAGAGTATGTAGATAAAATTATAGAACCGTATATGCGCGATTTAATTAGTCGCGGCCTTTTCCCGCCTAAGAAACCTTTTTCTTTGAAAAAAGAAGGCAATGTTATTTATCTTTACGAAAATAAGGATAAATAACAATGAACATCCCTAAAGCTAACAGTAGCCGCAATGGTTTTATCAAACTTTGGTACGGATTGAACGATTGGGAATGGGCAGACGATCCCCACACTCTTGCCCTATGGATTCATCTACTGCTTGCCGCCAGTTGGCAGGACAAAGAGTGGAAAGGACACACCATAAAACGCGGACAAATCGTGTTCGGACGCAAGCAGTGGGCTGAAAAGACTGGATTATCAGAACAGCAGATCAGAACTTGCCTCACTAAGCTAAAATCAACCAGCAACATAACCATCACATCAACCAGCAAGTTCTCGTTGTTAACTATTGTAAACTATGAAAAATATCAATCCACAGAAAAAAATCAACCAGCAAATCAACCAGCAAGTCAACCGGTCATCAACCAGCAAGTTAACCACATCTTAAGACTGGAAGACTGTGAAGAAGGAAAGACAAGTAAGTATACCCCCCTACCCCCCAAGGGGGGGGATGTGTCGGTTGCGGATTTCGATTCGGTTGTTGAAACCCCGGTGAAGAAAAAACCTCGAAAGCAAAAACCGCCAGAAGCCCCGTTGGTGATTCCGGAGTTCATCCCGGAAACCGCTTTGAACGCTTTTTTTGCCAATCGTGCGAGCATGAAAAAACCCATGACAAATCATGCAAAAGAGCTTTTAATCAATAAAATCACAGAATTATATCGTAAAGGCCATGACCCAACCAAGTTACTAGAAAGAGCAATTTTAAGCGGATGGCTTACAGTTTACGAATCAAATGACACCCTAACCGACGGAGTTAAAAATGAACCCTTTCAACAAAGTAATGGAAGAAATCACTCTCAATCGAAGCCAAGCTTCCAAAGCGCATGGGATGAGCAGCAAGCCATCAACATCGCCTACGTCCGCCAGCTTGGAGAGCAAGCCAGAGCCGAAAAAAACGGCATCTGAACAATGGGGTAAGGCTGCTATGGAAGAGCTTGGAAAGGTTATGGTTGTTTTCACTGAAATACAAAAAACTTACGGAAAAACAATTAACTTGCCAGCCTCAATATCGGGATTTAGGTTCGCGTTTGAGGGCAAATACACCCCCGAACAGGTGCAGTACGCGCTGAAAGTCCACTTGCAAAACTCGCAGGAATTCCCAACCCCGGCGCACATCACGGCCATTTTGAACCCACCTAAGCCCCGTGTCAGCTATGCCGAGTACATCGCCGCCCTTGAGTGGCAGAAGCGCAATCAAGACTGGTCGCAGTTCTCCAGCGCAGCCGACACCATCCGGGATTACAGGCTCGCTTCGCAGAACGACGAACATGCCTATGAGCGGCAACAGGAGGAGATTGCGCTGATAGCCAAAGCCGCCCCCTTGCTTTTGGAAGACAGCAGCGAAGACTAATAACCAAGTTTTATCAACCACTAGAAAGGATTTAACCATGTACGAACCACAAAACACTGATGAACACTTAGAAAAACTAAACAAGGTAATGATGGAATGGCACAGAAAAGGCCATTTTGATAATATTCCCAATGAGATGTATTTGCTAAAGGTTATTGCAGACATCCGCCAGAAAACGAGGATAGGCGACAAGGTGATGCTGGCGGATTTGGCTGATACGCTGGCCGGGCTTATCCAAAATGGGGAATCGGCAATTGAGACGAACAAGCAGCTTGTGAAGCGGTTGCAGCAGATGAAGGGGGGTTAGGTGACGGATTAGAATCGTCGCTACGGCCAGTTTAATGACCGCCAGACCATGTTCACCATATGCCCGGCTAGGGTAGTAGCCAAAAGGATAGAAAGATGCTTACAGAGGCTTTAAAATTGGAAATTGAAATGCTAGACAAAATAGCTAAGGAAAAACATTTGTTTTGGAATTATCTAAAAGTAAATGACAATAAATTTGCATTTTATTGTTTGGATCAATTAACACATTACCCAAGTGGTAAAGCATGGAAAGTAATTACAGAATTTTCAACAGATGATTTTTCCACTGGCCTTAACCGCCTCATGCGGGAGATTAAGGCTTATCCGGTGGTGTAGCTTCAATTGTAACAACCTTAATACCGTTGGCATAATCATCGGCTTCTTGCATTTTTTGCCGTGCTTTTCTTAAATTAATCTGAATATCTAAAAGCCCCTCTGGTGTTTGAAATTCTATGTAGCTAGCCAATTCGTGGATTTTAGAATCCACCTTAAGGATTTCAGCGCGCAATAAATCAATTTCATGGGGTTGAATTTTGGGTGTGTATAAAAGCCACCAAGCCACGTTTGTGATTACTGCGGTTGCAATAACAACGCCAATTGTTTCTAACATGATTTCATTCCTTTGGTTTGTGGGTTAAATTATACTCCGCCATGTACCGGACAATATCCGCAGCTACCATGGCCGCTACACAGGGGGGGAGGATGTAGCTACGGCGCACGTAGCCTTTGGCTAATAGCTTGGCTTTGTAGCGTTGTTCTTTAGTTTGTGGCATAGTACACCGTGGCGGCTAAGATCAGCGTGAAGTTAAGAAGGGAAGCTAAAATGTGAGTTGCAAGGCGCATGGGGTTATTCCTTTGTTGGGTGGTTGATTAGGCGGTAAGAACAAATGGGCGATTCCATTGCCCGATGTTAACGTAAGCATACCAGCCCACATCGTGATAATCGTTCATAATTTCGCTGTTGTCGTGATTACCATCCATTAAGATTGCAAATGCTTTTTGCAAAAACTCTAAAGGACGGCCAGAAAACCAAGAGTTACCTTTTTCACTAACATAGGAAGCAATTACTTGAATGTTCTCGTTACGTTCGCGGCGGTTAAATTTTTTAGCAATCTCGTTGTAATTGCCAATAAAATCTAACGACGCGTTTTTAATATTCAAGTTAAGTACCGAATGATTTTCAATAGAAAGAGTTGCTTTAACGCCGTACTCTTTGAGTAAAGGAGCAATCTTTGCTTGCATCTGTTTTTTGCGCTCTTGGCTTATGTAGGCCATGATGTTTATTTCTTCGTCTGTCGGCTTGATTGCCGTCTATGAAAACAGTATAGCGGTGACTTAGTCACCTGTCAATAGGTTTTTTAAAAATATATTGTTGTGGGGAAACAATAGTTTGTGATTAAGTATAACAGATAAGCTACTAAGTGTTGCAGTTGTTTAAAAAACAAGCTATAACAACTATATGGCAAGAAGTGGAAACCCGAACCCAAAACCCGGTCCCGGAAGACCTCCGGGTTTACCGAATAAATCTACTGCTAAAGCAAGAGAGGCGATTGCAGAGCTTGTGGACGGAAACGCACACAGATTGCTAGGCTGGCTCGAACGAGTCGCTGAAAAAGACCCGGCAGAAGCGTTTAAGCTGTTTCAAAGCGTGATTGAGTATCATATCCCAAAATTACAACGGACAGATACTACTTTGACCGGGCAAGACGGTGGCCCTGTTCAGCATTCCATCAAAGTTACATTTGATTAAGTTGACAGCCGTGTTAAAAACAATTAAAAGGCAAAACATTAGGGGGAATTTATGGCAAATTCTGTAACGGTTGCCGGGGAAATGTTCATAAGCGAGGGAAGCTCGACGTATTTGGAGCCGTATCAAGAAGATTTTTTGCTTATTTCTGAAATTAGCACCCCTGAAGAATGCCGCTCTGTCATTCAGCACGCTTTCCTCAATGATAGACTGAAAGGGCAGAACCCTAAATACCGCGCCTGGAACACCTGCCAGATTGTGGAAGTGAAGAAAAGCAAAGAAGCTCCAGCCGATGAAGAGTTCCAAAAGCTGATTCAGACGGCAGTATCTAATGCTTGCTTGCCGGAAAATCTTTCCGCGTATCGTTCTCTCACCGGAAAAATGGAAGCCTTAAAACGTGCTGTGAAGAAAGTTTTAGAGCGCAAAGAGGAAGAGGAAGAAGCCGAGGAAGCCGCTGCATTGCTGGCTAAGGCGAAGAAATCCAAGAAATTTGCTCAAGCATCCTAGGTGGAAACAAGGATAAACATTCCGAGGGCGTTTAAAGAGCTTTTCGACAATCAGTATCGTTATAAGGTTTATTATGGGGGGCGCGGCGGCGCAAAGAGTCACAGCTTTGCACGTGCGCTCTTGATACTGGGGGCACAAAGCAAGCTACGCATCCTTGCCACCCGCGAGCTGCAAAAAAGCATTGAAACCTCGGTGCACAAACTGTTCAGCGATTTAATACAGCAGTACAATCTTGAAAGCTTCTGGCGCATTAAGAAGGCCACCATTGAAGCCCTGAACGGCACTGAAATTATGTTCAAGGGATTAAAGTACAATGCAACCGAGATTAAATCCACCGAAGGCGTGGACATCTGTTGGATTGAAGAAGCAGAAAACACAAGCGAGCATTCCTATGAAACACTATTGCCCACCATCCGGAAAAACGGTTCTCAAATATGGATTAGTTTTAACACCAAGAACGTCACCGACCCAACGTATCAACGGTTTATTGTTAACAAGCCAGACAACGCCTTCGTCAAGAAAGTCTCATGGCGCGATAATCCGAACTTTAGTGAAACGCTTAACAACGAGCGCATAAGGCTAGAACGTGATGATGCCATTGCCTATGCCCACGTTTGGGAGGGGGAGCCTGATACCCGGTACAGCGGCACAATTTACAGCGTGTACATTGAGCGTGCACGAGAGGCCGGACGTGTTACCGATGTTCCGTACAAGGCAGGTGTTCCCGTCATCACTGCGTGGGACTTAGGCAAGCAGCATGGCACTTGTATCTGGTTTGCCCAGATGGTGGGGCAGCAAGTACGGGTGTTTGACTACTACGAGGCATTTGGAGCAGATGCAGACATTGAAGAGCTGGCAAAAGTGCTCAACGGCAAGGGATACCTCTACGGGATGCATTACCTGCCCCACGATGGGGTTCACGAGCGGTTAGGTATGAAAGGCTCAATTAGTGAGCAACTACGCCTTTCTGGTCATCCTAACAAGATTCTACCCATGTTGTCGGTTAAAGCCGGGATTGAAAAAGGCCGCTCACTACTCAAAGAAGCATGGATTGATTCCAAGGCGTGCTCAAATGGACTGCACGCAATGATGCACTATGCTTATGAGTATGACGAAAATAGATTGACGTTTAAGCCTAATCCTATGCAAAACTGGGCTACAGACGCAAGCGACGCATGGCGGTATCTTGCACAGGCAATGGAATATAAGGTTCAACCGCAACAAGGATTGATTGCCAAGAAACAAGTTCTTTACAGCACACAGAATAAAATTATTACCCCAACACGCCCCAAGCTGGGAAGCTTGCGATAATTTTAATCTATTCTAAAAATAAAATAGTTGTGATATAGCAATTCAAACTAAGGGGAAAGCACATGGCAAAAAATACCACGGCGGCATTAGGCGGTATTGGTACCAAGCTTTTTAGC